TCGCGGCCGATCGCGACTGGTCGACCTACGCGCGCGCTTTCCACGCCGCCGGCTTCTCCGACATCCCGCACTACACACTGGCTGAGGACTACGAGAGCTCGCCCTCGACCTGGGGTGAGCGGACCGCCCTCGAGCTCTTCGAGGCCTCGCTCAACAAACTCGCTCCGGTCCCTGGCACGCTCGTCCTGGTCGATCCGGTCGCGCCGCTCTTCATCCGCGGTGACCAGAACCGCGCGCGCGACGTCGCCATCTCGCTCCATTGGTTCAGACGCTGCGCCCGCAATCGCTCGCTCACCCTCATCTGCTGTGCCAACGTCGGCAAACCCAAGATGGACGAAGAGTACCGCCGGCCGCAGGACCGCATCAGCGGCTCGGGCGCCTTCGTCGCTTACTCCGACACGCAGATCTACATGGTCGGCGAGACGGACCCGGTCGAGCACGTCAGCTTGGGCTGGACGCCACGTTGCGCACCTGCGGAAGAGTTCAAGTTCCAGTTCGACCAGAACACCCACCTGTTCCGCCCCTACACTGTGCCCACCAGCGGCAAGACGAAGGACCGCGCCGCTCAACTCCTCCCGCTTATCCCCGACGGTGGCATCGACGTCGGCGACCTCCTAGAGGCCGCGACTCAGACGCTTCACATCTCCCAGGCGACGTTCTACCGCTGGATCTCCAAGCTGTTCGAGTCGCACCGTGTGCAGCGCGACGCCTACGGCATCATCACGACCCGCAAACCTAGCTGAACAGGCGGACTTTCGCCTCACAGCCCCCAGAACACCGTGAGAGCGTGAGAAAGGGGCCTTGTATAAGTACAGTGTACATGGCTGAGAACTGGGCTGAGTAGAGTGTGAGAGTGAGAGCGTTTCTCACTGATAACTAGGCTAGTGAGAGAGGAGTGATAATCCTATAACTCCCTGGTAGCTGTACAACTTACAGTATATTTTCTCATATTCTCACGTTTCTACGGGGGTGCTAAGGGGGGGTAGGCAGACTTAGCCCGACTTTCGCCCCATACAGTCCTTGTTCGTGCATCGCTGCTCGCTCTCCTGGAACGCTATCCTGGCCGCGTCCCTGGGCCGCTGGTAGGACACCGCCCCACCCTCACCACACGTCGCGCACACCACCCGGAAATCCATCGGACCTCGCTGCTCTACAGCCCGCCTCCCTGCGACGAAGTACCACCGATCATCCATCACTCCTCCTCCGGCTCCTCCGCCGGCTCCTCTAGCGGTAGCTCAGCCTCCACCCAGGCCGCCGCCTCGAGCTCCTGCAGCGCCTGCTCCATCTTGGCCAACTCCTCCTCGGTCTTCGGCCCCAGCTGCTCCTTCCACCCGTGCACCGGGCAGGTCTCGATGTAGACCACCCCGCCGGTCTCCTCGTCGACGTAGCACCAGCAGATCCCACGCACCGCGATGTTGACCGCATCAGCCGCGACGATCGGATTGTGCCGCTCGAAGTACCCGCCGGCCATCTGGCGGATCGCGTTCAGCTGCTCCCAGGTTGGCCGAGTGTCGTACGGCTGGGTCGGGATGTTGTACGGCTTGACGGGGTACATGAGCAGGCCGACCCCGAAGGTCCGCTTACAGCGTGGGCAGATCAGCTGCTGGGTGAGCGGATTGAACCCGACGAAGCCGCCTGAGCGCTGCCACTTCTTCGAGCCCTTGGCTGCGTCGCGCCGCAGGAAGGACACCCGATCGAAGCTGACTTGGATCACCTGGGCACAGCGCGGACACTCGCAGGTAAAGCGATCGATCCGGGCGAAGAACCGCAGCGACCCAGGCCCCAACCCCATCGGACGCGGCATTACCTCACCCTCCAGTAGTACGCCCAGCACCGCCCACGGGTCACCCGAACACAGCGGGGCTCAGCGAACCCGCCCGCCAGGTACCACGCCCGCTTCCGCATCCGCATGTAGCCGATCATGCCGGCACCTGCCCCTGATAGCACTTCGGATTCGGACAATCGACGACCCGGTTGTCGACGCTGGCGTACTCCGACCCGCCGCAGGTCGGGCAATCCACCGTCTCGGGCGCCGCTGGCTTTTTCTGCAGCGCCTGCAGCACCGCCAAGGCCGCCGGCAGTGGCGCCGTAAACGCCTCGAACCGCACGCCCTCGCCCTGCACGACGCAGGTATAGGCGTGATTCCCATCGCCCAGGTAGATGGTCGACTTGCTGTGCTCGCCACGGTGTGCGCCCGGGATGGCCGCCAGGATCGCCCGCATGGTCTGCTCGGTCTGGCTGCCGTACTCGGCTCGGCTGCGAACGATCTCCATTGCTCGCTTGTGCAGATTGGTGAAGCTGCTCAGTAGCCGGCGCTCGATGTCCTTGGCGATGACGGCGGCCGGCTTGGTCTGGTCCACCGTGATCTGCGTCCGGCGGCCCTCCCGCTCGGTCTGACTCGGTACGACCGACTGCCCTTCGTGGTCCTTGGGCCAGACACCCCCTATCGCGAGCCTGGCGGCCTCGCCACGCTTCGATCGCCAGTCCTGCGAGTACTTGTCTTCCCAGGTCAGATCGAGCTCTAGGCCGTCCTCCAGGCGCCTCAGATGCCACGCGCGCCACTCGTCGGGCGCCGGGCTGTTGTCGCGGAGGATCCAGCCCTCCCCTAGTGCTGTGCTGATGGCGCGCCCCTGGGTGAGCTGCTCCGTCCAGAACTGGCGATCGTGGCTGCTCATGGCTGTCGCTCCTGCTGTGGCTGAGGGATGAGACTCAATACCCGGATGTGCTCGTACCGCTGGTAGAGGTTAAGGCGCGCCTCCTCGGGTGAGGCCGCCTCCACCGTGGTGTGGATCCAGTACTCGATCCCGATGGCGCCGAGCGTGCGGCCGATGAACTTGGCCTGGTAGGTCATCAGTCGCCCCCCTTCGCATAGATGGCCGCGTCGGCGTCCGCCTCAGTGGCTCGGTAGATCCTGATCCCGTGCTCGGCCGATGGCTGGACCTCTTCTCGGAAGGCGTCCAACATCAGCTCGGCGTCACACAGATCGCGTGCGTCCTCGATCTCGACAATGCAGACCAGCCGGATCATGGCTGTCCTCCCCGGCTGTTGATGCTGCGCCCTCCGATACCGGCGGCCGCCTTGGCTGCCTGCGGGGTCGGCCCCTGCCCGACCTTGTGTGGGCCGCTCGTCTGTCGGTTACTGCTGGCGTACCAGATGCTGCCGTCATTGGTGCAGTACTGGACGCCTCGGCAGTCAAACCCTAGCCCGTTCGGCCACAGCTTGGCGTGTGGCGTGCCGATGGCGGCCGCCTTGACCAGCGATCTGAGCTCACTGGTCTCCATCACCGGCACCGCTCAGATAGCCGCGTGTACTCCTCCACGATCGTCGCCTCCAGGTCCGCGCCGGCCATCACCGCCGCGTACCCCACCTTGAACACCGTCCCGATGTCGAGCACGTTGATCGGTACGCCCCTCAGCCGCCGCCGTACGATCTCGTCGATCCGGTCGTCGATCACCTTGCGCGCGCGCTTCTCTGCTGGTGTCATCACTGCCCCCTTTGCCAAGGTTCACCTACCCACACAAGACGCCCCAGGAGGAGCACCTCCCAGGGCGCCACACCGCGCCGATCGCGTCAGTCGACCGCAGCCCCGCTCACAGCTAAAGGCCGCTCGGTCTGTCCGCCACCTGCCGACTCGACGTGACACCCCTGCCCGCCCAGCCGCCAAGCCTCGGCGCCGTATCTCACACCCGATAACCCATCTGCACGTACCGCCAGCTGTCATCCGCCGGCCGCAGCATCAGGTACTGCCCCGATTCACAGATACCCAGCTGCAGCGGGCCGTGCAGCGCCTCCGTCAGCCAGTCGCCGTTGACAGCGACCGATACTGCTACGCCTACGCCGGGCGCCGCGGCTGGGTGTGGCTTGATCGACTCGCGCGCTGTGTCGCCATCCGGATCGCGGGCCGAGAGGATGAACTCCCCGCCGGCCATCTGCACCGTCACGATCGGGTTGTGGCCCTTCTCGAAGATCAGCAGCACCCGCCGCAGCGATACATCAACGCCCGCCGGCAGCTGGCCCCACGTGCACCGCTCCAGGTTGAAGTAATCCGCCAGACTGCCGTGAATCGCTCGCGGGCTGGCGTGCGGGGTGGCCAGCATCCGGCTGCCGTCGGTCGCCACAATGGCGAAGCCACGCGCGCCGGCACCGATGAAGCTGTTCACCCGGCCGCCGTCGCCGTCTTTGATGCTCTCCGTGATCGCCTTGCGCATGGTCTCGATCGCTGTGCCGTTCCAGGCGGCCGCCGGCTTGAACGGCCTAGCATGGGGTGTCGTGCGAGGCTTCCACCCGGACGGCATCTTGCCGGCCTCCGCGTGCAGGATGGCCCACTCCTCCGCGGTGAAGTCTCGCGCCAGCGCCGCGCGCCAGCACAGATCGCAGTAGCCCAGGCCGGCTCGCTCTTGATGCTCACAGCTGGTCCGACTCACGTACGGTCGACGCTTCATGGTTTCACCCCCAGCGGGCCGAGCTCGACCCGTTCCCAGAATCCCCCGCCGTACCACGTTGGCAGACTGGCGTCAAAGGTATGACGCTTGCGGTACAGCCGCTCGGACCGCGTCGCCTCCGGATCCATATGCTCTCGCTTGCACCGCAGTGAGACCGTCTCAGCACAATCGCCACTGAGCCAGGCCTCCGACGGTTGCCCAGGCCGATCGATCCTGGTCAGGATGAGACAGCGACTCTCCCGGAAGTTGTGCGGGCCGTCTGGGCAGTCGCTGCCGTGGTGAGAGATCACCCGCCTTGCCCGCTTCATGATCGCCCCCGCTCGGCACGATAGGCCGCCACCCAGCGCGCATCCGCCGCCAGCTTGCCGGCCAGTGCAGCCGCTACTTCGGGCGCCGCCTCCTGGGCCGCGGTGATGCTCCAGCGGTTCGCCTGCTCACCGTACAGCGCGCGGATGACCTTGGCGTACACCGCGTCGCAGTGCAGGGCGTCGTAGTACTCCGCGTGAGAGTTCATATCCTGCGCCTCCTGAGCCGAGAGCATTGCACACCGTGCGCAGCAAGTCAAGCACACCGTGCTTGACACTGTGCGAAGAGTGCGCTACAGTCTCAGTTGCCCACGGTCGGCATACCGCCACAGTAGGGCAGGAGGCTAGAACCGATGAACCTATTCACAGCGCACAATCAGTGGTCGACGCGGCCGGACGATGAACGCTTCACAAGCCTAGAGGACCTACACGCCGCAACCCGGGCGTACGCCGACACCGCGGTCGAGCGTGACAAGGTCAAGGCGTCGACGCTCCGCGTTGAAGCGATCGACGGTGATGTACAGTTGCTGGGCCGTGGCGGGATTCCAGCCCGCTTGACTAACTGGGCCTTTGCTCAGCTCTGCGCCCGGGTCGGCGCGCCGGCCTCCTACCTGCAGGATCTGCCGGCGACGCTCGCCGCTCAGAACGTCAATCACGGTCTCGCACACCGGATCGAGAAGCTGGGCGACAACCTGCTAAACCTGCTCTTCCACAACAATGGATCGCTGCTCCTCCGCGCGTTGACCTCCGAGAAGTACTCACGGGTGTGGAACTACGAGATCACCGATCGCCTCCTGGGCCTCAAGTCGCAGGGGTGGGACGTCGCCCGGCCTACTCTGGGCTGGGGTGGTGACGGTCGACTGCCGCTGTACGCCTCCGATCACGATTGCTTCGCGTTCATCTGCCACAGCGATCGGGTGGTCAAGGAGGCCGGCAACCCCGACGGACTGATCCGGGGGATGATCGTGATCAACTCCGAAGTAGGCGCCAGCAAGTTGCGCCGGCTCAGGTTCCTGTACCGCGGTATGTGCGGGAATCACATCATCTGGGATGCAAGCGACCTTGACGAGGTAGCGCTAGTCCACACCGGCAACATCAGGGACCGCGTCGCGCTGTGGACGGCGGAGATCACGAAGTACGCCGACGCCTCGACCTCCGATGAAGAGCTCATCATCGAGAAGGCGCGCACGAAGCGTATCGCCGCCACGAAGGAGGAAGTGCTAGACAACCTCTTCGGCCGCCGGCTGGGCCTCACCCGCAAAGCGCTGGACGGCGGATATGACGCCGTCATCCCGGATCAGGACGGCGACCCCCGCTCACCCTGGGGGATCCTGCAGGGCCTCACCCGCTACAGCCAGACGATCCCGTACGCCGACCAACGCCAGACGATCGACCTCGCCGCCGGCAAGATCCTGAGCCTCGTCGACGCCTTCTGAACACCCCACCCCACGCTGCCGGCGGCCTCCTGGGCTGCCGGCGGCCTCTCCGCCCGGCCTCCCATCACCCCGATCGCCTCCTGGGCCGCCTGCGCCATCCTGGGCCGCGCTGGGCCGCCTTCGAGCTCGAGGCCTCGAGGCCGGCGGCCGGGCCGTACACACAAACGGCCCAGCCGATCGCCCAGCTGGGCCGCCTGCGCCGAGCTCGCCGAGGCCGCCTAGAATCCGATCGCCTCGCTGACCGATCGGTCCGCGTCGACGTGCCCGACGTGCCGATCGTACGCCTCGATGATCGCCTCCCGGATCGAGCTCTGGGCCATCACGTCGACGATCGGCCGCAGCAAGGCGAACGATCGCCGCTCGCCGTTGACGGAGTAGCTACGCGCCGGGAACGTGACGTTTTTCCCGCCCGTGACGCCTCGCCGTTCCCACACCCCGAACCCGATCAACTTGAGGCCGGCCAGCACACCGTCGGCCTCGCTGAAGTGCAGTTCCGCATCGGCCAGCTTGCCGGGCGGGTTCCCGCGGTCGTTTGCCGTGATCCTGATCTCCATCTGTTCACCCCTGCCAAAGAGTGCGCCGGAGGCCGCCGGCGCTCGGTTCGAGCTCGCCGCCTAGTCCTGGGCCGCGCTGTGGATCTGGCCTGTCTCAAGGTCCAGGTAGCCGATCACCTTGTAACCGATCACCTGGGCCGCCTGCCGCTCGCGCATCTGGGCCGCCATCGCGCGCGCGGTCGCCACTGCGTCGCCCAGGTCATCGGTGTAGTACGCCGCGGCCTCCTGGGCCTCCTGGGCCGCCTTGCTGCGCCCGGCCACGGGCGAGACACGATACTCGCCTGCGCCGTTCCTGGGCCGTATGACGAGGCCGCCGAGGCCTCGCACGATCTGCCGCGCTGTGCTGAAGTTCACGCTGTGCCGCCTTTCTGTCTCTGTTACAGAGACCTTGTCGCCGTAAGTGGTTGATGCTCAGTCCGCCGCTCTGCGCAACTGCACAAGCTGGGCCGCTACTCCTGGGCCGCGTCGCCGTCCTGCGCCTCCTGCCCAGGAGAGGCCGGCCTGAGCTCTGGGTGTAGGGCAGTGAAGGCGGCCGCCTGCTCAGCGCGTTGACGCTCAAATCTGTCAGCGAGATCACGATACTGCGCCTCGCTGAGTCTGTAAGTCGTTGATTCTGCTAGGTTGTGTGTCTTCACACCGTGAGCAACTGCACACCGTGCGCCGGCCTCTCCTCTAGTCTGTCTAGGTATACGTAAGGCTCATTATCAGACGCAGATCGAGCTCTGCTCAGCACTTGCGCAGGTTTCCCACAGCGTATCTGCAGGCGAAAGCGACGCGGTAGTCTGCCGGGCGCCGGCCGCCGAGCTCGAAGGCGCCGGCCTCGACCCGGGCGCATTGTCCGCGGGCACCCCCGGGGGGGAGAGGCTCACGCTCGCGCTCGAGGTCAGCTAAATTTTTTTCTGCACCCTGGCGGCGTGCGTGTTCCACGTGGAACAGGAGAGCTCAACAGCAGCCAGGAGCGTGCGCAAGCCGCCCCTCCTGCCCACCGTGCGCAGAAATTAGCGGCGGCCCTTGGGATTACAGGACTGTCGGTGCTATCCTCCTCTCCTGGCATGGCCTGGCTACCCAAGCTCCTCCGTGGCGGGTTCCTGCTCAGGGCGGCGGTGCGCGAACTGGTCGGCATCAGACGCGAGCTCGAGCGGCAGACCCAGGCGATGGAGCGACTGGTGGCGCAGTTTGCACCGGAGGCCAAGGTGGCCGCGCTCGACAAGCCCGCCAGCGGCGAACTCGTCGACACCGGCGTGAGTTTCCTCGACCCGCTCGAGGCCGCCATCGTCGAAGACTATGTGGAGAAGGTCCAGCACGACCTGGGGCGCTCGCCCGACGCCGACGAAGTCATCACCTACCTGGCCGACGAGAAGACCCAGTCGCTCCACGAGCGGCTCAAGGCGCGCGCGGCGGAGCATCGGCTGCGCTGGGAACGGCGGCAGGACGAGGTCGACCGATGATCGACGCGCTCGTCATCGTCGCGGTGGGGTTGGTCGTCTTCTGCTGCATCTTCGCCACGGTGGTGCGTCGATGAGCGGCTCCTCGAAAGGCCGCGTGCTGCCCCGGCGTCCCCTGGCGCAGCCCATCCGCACCGGCAGCTGCGCCTGGTGCGGCGCCGACTGTGTCGAGTATCTCGGGTTCCCGACGCGCTGCCAGGTCTGCAAGAGCACCGAGATCGACTGGCTCGAGCCGCCCGAACCGCCCGCGCCCACCCCGCACACCCACGTGGCCAACACCCATACGCCTGGCAGCATCGCCTACCAGGTGCTCGGCGGGTTTGTCCGGAGCAAGAGCTGATGCCGCGCCTCGACCTGAACCCGCTCTCGCGCATCATCGACCTGCCCGGCGGCCAGCGCAGCGCGAAGCACGTGGGCCTGGGCGAGGGCCCGATGTCGGCGCTCACCACCGAAGAGGCCGCGGCGCACGATCAGGCGCTCGACGTCGTGATCAAGGAGCTCGGCGGCCGGGATGCCCTCCTCGATACGCTCTCAGTCGCCGGCGAGACCCAGGAGTGCCAGCAACTGGTGGTGCTGCTGCTCGACCCCAGGTATAAGACCTGGTCGCTCAAGCGGCTCTGCCTCCAGGCGAACTTGACGGTGCTCGATCTGTTCAACGCCTACAAGCAGGCGCTGGTCGTCCGGGCGCACCTGGCCGCCTACAAGGTCATCACCGACAAGCTGCTGCCGGTGGTCGAGGACGTGATGCAGCGCGCAGCGCCCTATACGGTGCCCTGCGGCGAGTGTGGCGCGACCGGCCAGGTGACCGAAGGCAAGGACGTCGTCACCTGCCCCGCCTGCCACGGCCACAAAGCGCTGATTGTCCACCCCGACCTCGATCGGCAGAAGCTGGCACTCGAACTCGCCCAACTCGTGCAGAAGTCGGCCGGCATCACCGTCCAACAGACCAACGTCACCCCGTCGAGCGGACCGCCGCTTGGCACCTCGACCACGCTGGTCGACCTGCAGCGCGCGGTGCGTGAGGTCCTCCGCGGACCACGCACGCCGCTCGTCCTCGACCAGGCGCCCGCGGATCCGGGTCCGCCGTCGGATCCGGTGCCCCCGCGATGACCGACTCGGTGGTCGTGGCGCTGATTGTCGCCGGCGCCTCAGTCGTGAACGCCACGATCAGCCTACTCAATGGGCAGAAGCTGAACGGCGTCAAGGTGGACGTCGCCGGGGTGCACGAGGCGGTGAATGGGGGGCTGGCGGCCGCCATCAGGAGATCCGCACGCTGAAGGCCACCCTACGCCAACTGGAGACCCGGAATGGGATCACGGAGTAAGGTCGGGCTGATACTGCTGCTGGGGCTGAGCCTGTGGCCGGCGCCAGTCGCCGCCCAGGAACCCCCGCCGCCCGTCCTCAAGTGGGCCGACTACACGCGCTGGGGGACGGCGCTCGTCAATCCAACCTGGGGCGTCGTCGAGGCGCTGCGGAGCGACCACCGCGCCTGCCACCTGGGGCAGCTCGGCATCAGCCTCGGGGTCGGCGAGACCGCCCTACTGACCATCCAGCACTTCGTCGTCAGCCCGCGGCCCTGCCTGGGCTGCAACCAGCACGGCCTGCCGAGCGGCCACACCATGCACTCGATCCTCGGCATTGACCAGGCCTCGCCGGCAACCCGCTGGGGGGCGCGCGTCGGGGTGGGCCTCGCCTCGGTCGCTGCCACCGGCATCCTGAGCGTGGTCTCCCACCGCCATACCGTGAAGCAGGTGCTGTGGGGTGCGGGCGTCGGGACGGGTGCGGAGCTGACCGGCCACCTGCTACACTGCGGACCCTGATGGCCGACATCCGCATCGAGTTCCAGGTGCAAGACGCAGCCGGCCGCGGCATCGCCGGTCGGATCAGCTCGACGCCGCCCACGCCGACCGCCCCCGGTCCATGGTCGCTGCCGACGGGTCCGACCGGCAATCTCGAGACGCACCTGACGCCTGGGGCCTACCACGGCACGATTGAGGCGCCGGGGTATGTGACCACGACCCGGGACTGGATCTTCGGCACCCCGACCCCGATCGGCGAGCCGGTGAGGATTGGCCTGGAGGCCGCCAGCGCCGCCGGCCGCCTATCCGCCGGCCCCAACGGCCTGCTCGACGCCGCTGGCCGCCCCTACACCTGGGCGATGGTCGACTCCTTCCGCCTGGCCGAGCGCCTGCACTTCAACGAGGACATCGACAGCGTGCTCAACCAGGTGGTGGATGCGGGCGCCAACGGCGTGCGGATCCTCACCGATGCCAGCTGGTACCGGATCTTCAGCAAGGACATCCCCGGCTACTTCACCGACCTCCTCCCTCGGGTGGCCGAGAAGCTCACCACCCGCCACCTCCTGGGTGAGCTGTGCTGCCTCGCCGACTGGCAGCAGGCCCATGGCGGCAACCTCACCGAGGCGCACGCCTACTGGGCGAGCTGCATCGACGTCGCGCGCGCCTACCCGTGCTTCCTGCTGCAGCTGACCAACGAAGGCGACCAGCACGGCCAGAACTTCCCATTCGACCAGTTCGCCATGCCCGACGGGGTGCTGAGCTCGCGCGGGTCGACCGGCACCGGCAACAACCCGCCGGCCCCCTACGGCCGTTCCAAGTGGACCTTCAACTCGCTGGGGACCGAGCGCAATGAGGACAAGATCGCCCTCTCCACAACCACCATCTGGTGGGCGATCAACGGGTTTGCCGGCGAGAACGGCCAGCCCGACTACCCCGGCACCCGCTGGTGCACCGTCGTTGACGAACCGCCCAAGGTCGGGACTGGTGCCCATACTGATCCGGCACTTGCCTTCCTGCTTGGCCTCGGAACGAGATTCCATCCTGCTGGGCTGGCTTGTGGCGGGACGGCTCATGCCGAGCAAGCACTCCAGTCCGAGATGATGGACCCGAACACCTTCGCCTGCGTGTCGGCCTTTCTCGACGGGGTCTACGCCGGCCGCCAGTAACTCAAGGAGCCTCCATGAAGATCCACGGGCACCCGCAGAAGACCGACTACCTCGACTCGACCGAGTGGCCCACGATCCTGATCCAGAGCCACTGGGCGCCGGCCGAGAACCCGATCGCCGCCGATGCGCCGCCGCCGATCACGCTCGACCTGGCGAAGGGCACCCTGGGCAACTCGACCCTGGGGCACACGCACTTCGACCTGACCGCACCGCTCTACGCCGAGCTCGACGGCCCGGTTGTCTGCCGCTTCGCGATCCACCTGTTCCACACCACCGGCCAAGTCTTCTTCACCGCGAACGAGCAGGAAGGCGCGCGCGACCTGGTGTGGGACGCCACCGGCAGCGCCACCCCGCCGCAGATGGTCGGCGACCCCGCCGGCGAGAAGATCTGGACCGGCTCGATTGTGCTTGACCCAACCCTGCCGACCCGCTGGTTCACACCGCACGGTTGGTGGTCGCCGCTTCTCAACATCCGCACCTTCTACGACAACGGCGACGGCATGAGCACGCGCCTGATCGCTGGCTTCTTCTCGGTCATCGACCCGACCGCGCCCTTGACCGGCGGCCAGTTCCCAATTCTCAGCTCGCGCACGTCGCCTGGCAGTAAACGCCACCCGAATGATCGCTGGGGCGACAACATCGTCGAGACCAACGACTATCTGCCGCTCGTCCCGATACAAGCGCCCTGGCCGCTCTGGTTCGGCACCGCCGGCTACGGCGGGCAGCTCTTCAACGCGGTCTTCGAGCAGCGGCTCGACATGGACCTGCACCACGGCAACAGCGGCACCCTGCTCAAGACCATCACCCAGACCGGCGACATCAACACCGGCGTGACGCTCGACCCGGTCCAGATGGGCACCGGCGCGCACAAGCAGGCGATCATGCGCAATCAGTTGAGCACCGAGGGCAATGACGCGGTGAACACCCTGCTGGTCATCAACGTCGCCGTCGGCCCGATCCCTGACCCCGGCACCGTGAGTGTGCCCAACGTCGTCGGCCTGACCGAGGCCGCCGCCCTCACCACCCTGGCGGGCGCGCACCTGACCGCCGGCGCCGTCACCAAGGCCAACAACCCGGTGACCGCCGGCCTGGTCTTCGCACAGACGCCGACCGTGGGGATGCTGGTCCCGGCCGGATCAGCCGTCGCGCTGCAGGTCTCTCTGGGCCCGACCCCGCCGCCGCTCGAGACCTGGAACGCGGTTCAGGAACCGATCGTGGTCGAGCAGCTCGGGACCGGCCCCCGCCGTCGGCTGCGTGTCGGGACCCTGAGTGTCGAGTTGACCTGATGTACCACCGGGCGACCATCGCGGCGCGTGAGGCCGAGCTCCTCGCGCGTCCGCGGTGGCGCGGTGTCTTCCCAAACGGCCTCCCCCGCTACTCCGTCGATGACTGCCGCGCCCTGACCGCCGACCTCCAGGCCGCCCATACCGACGCCGGCTGGACGCGCGCCCTCAGCCCCGAGGAGCAGACCTTCTACGCCTCCACCCCGCTGACCTGCATGATCGACTTCCCCTACTTCGCCGAGCGCTTCGTGCAGATCGACGATGAAGGCCACGGGCTGCGCTCGCTCTACCCGATGTGGGAATCGCAGGTCTATGTCCTGGAGCGATTGGGCGAACTCGAGGCCGCCCGCTGGGGCACCCACCCCGACGGCCTGCTGCTGAATGTGCTCAAGGCGAGGCAGCTCGGGGTGTCGACCCTGGCCGAGGCGCTGGTCGCGCACCGGATTCTCTTCCAGCCCGACACCCGCGGGCTGAGTGGGGCGGACGTGGAAGAGCAGGCGGGGTATCTGTTCCGGATGGTCGGCCGCCTCTATGACCACCTGCCGTTTTTCCTGCAGCCCAAGCGCCTGACCTTCGTCAAGAATCGCGAAGCCACCTACGACAACGGCAGCTTCCTCAAGACCGCCTGGGGCAAGTCGACGCGCGGCGCCCTCCAGTCGGTCACCGGCCAGGAAGGCAGCAAGGGCGCGATCGGCCGCGGTCAGACCTTCAGCGTGCTGCACATCTCAGAGCTCGCCACCTGGGACAACCCGAACCAGCTCGATACGGCGCTGTTCCCCGCCGTCCCGGTCTCGCCCGACACCCTGGGGATCCTCGAGTCGACCGCCGAGCACGCGGGCGACTGGTGGCACATCCACTGGAAGATCTCGGCGGAGGGCCTGGGGCGGTTTGTGAACGTCTTCATCCCGTGGGCCGCCGAGCCCAAGAAGTACGCGCTGCCCTCACCGTCGACCTGGATCCCGACCTCGATCACACTCCAGGCGGCCAAGAAGGCCGAAGGCGAGCTCCTGCGCTGGACCGGCCGCACCGTCACCCTCACCCGCGATCAGCTCTACTGGTACGAGCGCACGCGCGCCCTGGCCGAGAAGAAGGGCGACCTGGGGGGCTTTCTCAAGGAGTATCCCGGCGATGACCAGGAGTGCTTTCAGTACGCGGGCAAGTCCATCTTCACGTTTGCGCAGCTCGACGCGATCGACGCCGCCGGCAAAAAGCGACCGCTGCTCGACGTCTGGGCCGTGGAGCCCGCGCGTGACATTGCGGAGCTCCGACGACTCCCGGAGCCTGCAGCTGTGGATGATCGAGGAGGCCGCCGCCCAAACCCTCCGCTGTCCGTCCACATCCCCACCCCCACCAGCGCCGTCGCCGCCTCGACCTTCCCGGTCCCGCCCGGCTACGGCTTCCGCCGCCTCACGCCGACGCAGCTGAAGGAGCTGCCCAGCCTGCGGCATTCTGTGCTGGCGATCTGGGAGTACCCGCGCCCCAGGGGCAAGCGACGCTACGTGATGTCGGTCGATGTGAGTGACGGAGTGGAAGCGGACTACTCGATCGTCGACGTCATCCGCCAGCCGACCATCGAGGAGCCGGCCGAGCAGGTCGCCCAGTACTGCTCCAACACCGTCGACACCCAGCAGCTGGCCTTCATCTGCGACGCCATCGGCCACCTCTATCCCGACGAAGACGGCATCGAGGCGCTGGCCGCCATCGAGACCAACAACCACGGGCTGTCCACCCAGGACACCCTGCAGCTGCATCTGGGCTACAGCCACTTCTACCTCTGGGAGTACGCCGACTCCGCCTCGCCCGACAAGCGCTACTCGACCAAGATCGGCTGGGTCACCACCACGCGCACCAGGCCTATCCTGATGGTGAGCTTCAGGGATGCCATCACCACCTTCGACCCGACGACGGGCGCGCCCGACTTCATCCTCAACTCCTCGATCACCAGAAACGAGCTGCGCCACTTCATCACCACCGGCCCGCTGGCGGAGGCCGCCGCTGCGCGTGGCCAGACCGACGACGCGATCATGGCGGCTGCGATCGGCTACTATGTCGCGTGGCGCCTCGCTGGAGGGGAAGCCGAGCCGATCGGGGAGAAACGTCGGCGGCGCGCGGCCCTCCAGGCCCAGGTCGCCCTTCGCCCGTCACTAGTCCGACGCGACTTTCGCAACAGTGCGCTGACGGCCCAGGAAGCCGACACCCACACGGAGGAGGATGATGAGTTCGCCGACGACCTCGCCGCCGACGCGGGCCTCCACTTCGACAACCGCAACCGCGAGTAAGGCGGAGGGCAGCAACTGGACCAAGGCCAGCGGCAAGCTGTCGCTGCGCATGAAGGGCCAGACCCACACCGCCACGCGCCTCACCGCCCGCCTGGTGGTCGAGGACCTCGGCATCACCGCCCAGCCTGGCGACTGGCTGGTCAACAACCTGCGCGGCCTGGTCACCGCCGTCATCGCCCCGAAAGACTTCCCCGGCGCCTACGAAGTGATTCAGGAGGGGACGCTCACCCTCAGCCGCACCGACCGGGAAGGGCTCGAAGAGACCCTCGGCCTCGGTGCCACCCGCTCCCCGCTCGACCTGGCGCACGCCGTGGAGCGTCTCGCGCGCATCCAGATCGGCGAGATTGTCGTGCCGTTCACGCCCGGGCAGCTCGAGGAGCTGAAGCACCGCGCCGAGAAGCGGGGGCAGACCGTGCAGCAGGCGATGCAGGCGGTCGTGGATCGGCTCAAAGACGAGATCTTCTGGAAGGGCTGATGCCGCTCTTCGACTACTTCTGCGGCGTGTGCGGCCAGGTGACTCCTGACGTCTATCGGTCGATCGACGTCGGCGCCCAGGCCGACCCGCCACTCCACTGCAGCCGGCCGATGTCCTGGATCCCGCAGGTCGGCGCGATGGACATCGGTGCCGTGAAAACGAGCGGCTTCCGCGGCTTCGAGACGACCGACGGGCGTGGCAACCCGGTCCTGGTCGACTCGCTCCACAAGCTGCGCCAGGTCGAGCGCGAGTCCGAGCAGGCCTACCGAAACGGCGAGGGCCAGCCGATGGTGTGGCGGCGCTGGGCGCAGGACAAGTCGAACCAGGACGCGCCGACACTCAGCTCGTCCTACTACGGCGGCGACGCCCCGACCGCGGCCGCCAAGCACCGCTTCGGCTCAACCCTGCAGAAGTCAGTCGGCGACGCCGAAGAGGGCGGCCCGGCCAACAAGGATCTCGACCGCTCCTACGGCCCCGGCGTGAGCGACGCCAACACCTCCGCGCTCAAGGAGTCCGCCTGATGCAGGCTGTCGAGCAGCTTGAGCTCCCGGGCACCCGCGCGATCGTCATCGCCAAGGACCAGCCACCGTACCTCCCGCTGCCGGCGCTGGTCTACGACGACGGCAAGGTCCTCACCGAGTGGGCCTTCTCGGAAGAAGAGCGCGC